AACTGATAATTACATCAAGAAAGCGCGGGAGTTGATGCGGCAAGATTGGGACATGGAACGGTACGAAATGGTGTCTGAATTGTTGTCGCAAGCTTCTACTTTGCAGATGGAAGCTCGTAAACGCGGGCAGTTATCTGTGGCCCTTGGCTGTATCAATACAGCAGCAAAACTTGCTCAACTTGTGTCATGACTGAAATCAAGCCCGTCAAAAATGAAGATTTCTGGTATGACCCAACAGAAGACAGCATGTATCGCGTGTGTATGAAAATCGACGGTGTGACAGCGTGTTGCACAGTTTCGTCGATGCACTTGATTGAAGAAAAGCGTGCTCAGCTGCGCGGTGCATGTGTGCGTCAGGCTTATCAAGCATTCGATGTCGATTCTTGATGCTGTCCCTGAAGGGAATGTCCTTCAAAAGCTTGGTGAAGCCCATGCGTTGCAAGATGCAAACGAGCTGTTAGATCGCATCAAGGCTGATTTACACCCAGGACAACTTGACTTTGTATCAGATCAAGACTCACAGATCTTGGCAATATCAGCCGGATACGGTGCAGGCAAAACCCGAGCACTGTGCGCCAAAACGCTTGCGCTAGCCATTGCCAATCAAGGTTTCATCGGTTGCGTCATGGAACCTACTGGTCCTTTGATTCGTGACATCTGGCTGAATGACTTCGACGACTTCCTAGAGCATTACGAAATACCGCATACCTTCAGGGCGTCTCCGCTCCCAGAATATATTTTGCATCTGCCCGGTGGTGATACAAAAATCTTGTGCCGCAGCTTTGAAAACTACCAGCGCATCATCGGCTTGAACCTTGCATTTTGCTGTGCTGATGAGGTGGACGTTGTAAATACTGCGATTACATCAAAAGCGTTCCCCAAGATCCTTGGTCGTTTGCGTTCCGGCAACACTAGACAGTTTGCGGCAGCATCGACGCCAGAAGGCTTTAAGTGGTTGTATAACGAGTTTGGGAGTTCTGAGGCGCTCGAACGTCCAGACCGAAAGCTCATCAAGATGAAGACAGTAGATAATCCACATTTGCCGCCTGACTTCATTGAACGATTAAAAGCTAACTACGACCCAAGCTTGCTGAAAGCGTATCTTGACGGTGAGTTTGTAAACCTGAACACAGGGCAGGTGTATGACAGATTCGATCGTGAAAAGCATGTCATTAAATCGTTCGATGCAGGTAGTGAACCTTTACACGTTGGCGTTGACTTCAACATCGGAAACATGAGTGCGGTGATCGCAGTACGCACACCAGATAAGCTGATTGTTATCGATGAAATTAGTGGTGGTCATGACACAGATGCCATTGGACAAGAAATTAAAAGACGCTATCCCCACCGTAAGCTTTATGCCTACCCTGACGCATCTGGCGGAAATCGAAGCACGAACGCCAGTAGAACCGACATCGAGATATTGTCCAGTTACGGATTCAGCAATCAATCAGATCGGTCGAATCCGCCCGTCAAAGATCGGGTTGCTGCTGCACAAGCTGCTTTGGAAAACGGGAAAGGACAAGTAAGGGTGCAGATTACGGAGAACTGCAAGCGCACGATCGAATGCCTAGAACTGCAAAGTTACAAGGAAGACGGCACCCCTGACAAAGATGCAGGCTATGACCATATGAATGACGCCCTGACCTACATGACTTGGAAATTATTCAATCCACTACATGCAAGAGCAGGTCGTGGAACCGGCATCAGGATCTATTGAGCCAGTTGCAAAAGCTGCACACAATGGGGTGAAGTGGGGTCAATCTCGGGTATCTTTAATTCATCGGGGGAACACCCCACACCCACTTCAAACAAATGGCCCGCACTCTTTCAACCCGTTCAGTTCTTAAGCGTCTCCGTGAAGGTGGTTTTGATATGACCGCCATCATCGAACAATCGAAAGGACGCATTGAAATTGGTCATCTTACTGATGGCCGCGCAACATGGGAACAACGCGAAGCCAACATGAAACTGGCTGAACAAGCATCTGCATTGATTGGCTGGGGTTACTTTGGCAGTGGCTATGGTTCAGTTCATCTGTGGGCTAACCGTGGTTGCCCTGTGCATCGCGAACTGGTTGCAAACAACATGGATTGATCACACTGGGGGCGAAAGCCCCCTTTTTACTAGACAACAACGCAGACATCATTTACCCTAAGTTCTGTTCACCTTTGTTCATTGAACATGCTTGAAGGCGCAGACTTGATTGCTAAGACTAAAGCAATGGCTGATGCTTCCCGTTCAGATCTTGTTCGGGAATGTGGCTATGTCTCGATTAAAGAAGACGGCACCGAACGGCTCAACTTCGTCACCTTTTACGAAGCACTGCTAAAGGCTAAAGGCGTTGACCTGAAGCCTAAGAAGCGCATGGGCCGTAAGCTCACGCACAAAACCAAGGTGCAATCTGATGGCAAAGTGATCGTGGGTAGTGCCTACATCGAAGGTATGAACCTTGATCCTGGCACCACGTTTGACATCAAGGTAGGCAAGAACAGCGTGGTTTTAACTGCTGCAGGCGCAGACTAAACTAGGAACATCGACTTGCGGGATTAAGGCGGTGTATTCTGGTTTTTCTCATTATGACCGGCAATTATTTGCCAAGGTCTCGCAAGTCAACGATCCAAACGCAGCGTGGGTTAATCAAGAACCACACTGGATGCTGATCGAAGATTTGATGGGTGGAACCTATGAAATCCGCCGTCGTCATCGCAGGTATTTGCCGCAAGAACCGCGAGAACTAGATGAAAGCTATGACCGCAGGCTGAGCACTTCAATTTGCCCGCCGTATTATCAGCGCCTTGAACGGATGCTGGCTGGAATGCTTACACGCAAACCAGTGCGCCTGAACGATACATCCGATCAAATCCGCGAGCAGCTTTTTAATGTTGATCTAGCTGGTGCAGATCTAAACGTCTGGACCTATGAAACTGCACGCAAGATGATCCGTTACGGTCATGTCGGTGTTTTAGTTGATGCACCGCGTGATGGTGGCAGACCTTACTGGAGTTCATATACGCCACGCGATATTCTCGGCTATCGCACCGAAATAATTGAAGGTGAACAACGCCTTGTTCAACTTCGTCTATCTGAAACTGTCACCATTCCCGATGGTGAATATGGCGAAAAGCAAGTGCAGCAGGTGCGTGTACTGACGCCTGGTGAATTTAAGCTATTCCAACGTGATGAAAAGAAAGGTGATTTCCGCGTTGTCGATGAAGGACGCACAAGCCTAAATCGCATACCGTTTGCCGTTGCTTACGCAAATAAAGTAAACACGTTTGAATCTCGCCCACCGCTTGAAGATATTGCCAACCTAAACCTCAAGGCATATCAAATACAATCCGACTTAGACAACCAACTGCATATTTCAGCAGTGCCGATGTTGGCGTTCTACGGTTTCCCTTCTGCAGCAGAAGAAGTTACCGCTGGTCCTGGTGAAGCGATTGCATTCCCTGCTGATGGACGTGCAGAATATATTGCCCCATCATCTGATGCGTTTGCATCATTGTTCCAGCGGCTGGATCAAATCGAAAAGCAGATCAATGAACTGGGCTTGTCTGCTGTACTGGGTCAAAAGCTAAGTGCTGAAACTGCTGAAGCTAAGCGTCTTGATCGCAGTCAAGGTGACTCAACGATGATGGTGATCGCTCAAAACATGCAGGACATGATCGACAACTGCCTGCAGTATCACGCTGAATTCCTTGGTGATCGTCAACCTGGCAGCAGCTATGTAAACCGTGATTTCCTTGGCACCAGACTGGAACCACAAGAAATCCAAGCGCTGCTGCAGCTTTACACCGCGGGCACGATTACGCAAGAAACCTTGCTGATGCAGCTGTCAGAAGGCGAAGTGCTTGGTGATGACTTTGATGTAGACGGTGAGCTTGAAGCAACGCAAGCCGGTGGTCTTATTGATGCTGCATCGGAATCCGCACCTGAAGAGTCAAGCCTGATTGAAGAAGATGCGGCATGATGAATGCAGCGGCGTGGACGTTATGGAACCGGACACATCGGAAAAGTACAGCATCCATTACGTGCAGCAGGAATTGCCGAACAGGTTGTTTGCTGTTGTGCGAATGCTATGGCGTTCAGAGTATGGCGTTGACACTGTTGACGAAGTAAAGCTGATCGACGAAGGTGCAGACACGATTGCAGGTTTTGCTGAGTTGATGCACAAAGCAATCGAGGGTGGTGCTGAGATTTCTATTATTTGCCCTTACGATCCAGAGCATATTGGGTTGCATTAACGATGAGCACGCCGGAGTCGTTATATCGCAATGCGATTGATTTAAATCGCTATAGCAACAGCGTTGCTCGCAGGATTATTGTAAATTACAACAACATTATTTTGGATGCTGTTGATCAGCTGCAAAGGCTAATCCCTAATGTCACTGACGGCGAATTGCCGACAATAACAGAACCGCAAAAAGTAGCACGATTGCGGTCAATCATTGCACAGCTCAAAGAATCCTTGGCGACTTGGGCAGGCGATAGCACTGTGTTGACTGCAGGAGAACTGCAGGGTTTAGCAGAACTGCAATCTGAGTTTGTAGAAGAACAACTTAAAAAGGTATTGCCACGCGGCAGTCGTGACATCGTGCGAAGTGTTGAGATTAGCCCGCAATTTGCACAATCCGTTGTGATGACAGATCCGACGCAAATCAATGTTGTTGCATTATCTGATGATCTGTTCGCTGCAGTGCAGGGTGCACCGCAAACGTTCAGCCTAACTGCAACTCAAGGAACTGCAATAACACTTCCAAACGGTCAAGTTGTAAATAAAGCATTTCGTGGATTGGCTGAATCACAAGCTGAAATGTTCAGTCAAGTCGTGCGCCAAGGGTTGCTAACAGGTGAGCCAACACAAGATATTGCGCGCAGACTTGTTGGAAGACTTGATTTTGGAGATATTGGGCCATTGTCTCGCGGTCAAGCGCGTGCAGCAGGATTGTCTGTCAAAGAACTGCAAAGAGCAGGTGGAGAACTGACCCGTATCGCTAACAACCAAGTTGTCGCCTTAGTCCGCACTAGCATCAATCAGGTTGCTAATGCTGCTTCACAGCAAGTCTATGAAGCCAACCAAGACATCACGAAAAAATATCGTTATGTCGCAACGCTTGATTCTCGCACTTCTGCCATTTGTCGTGCATTGGATGGCCGAGAATTTGAATACGGCAAGGGTCCGAAACCACCGCAACACTTCAACTGCCGTAGCACGACGGTTGCTGTGATTGACTACAAGGGCTTGGGTTTTGATCCACCACCACTGGGTAAACGCTCAGCACAAGGTGGCATGGTGCCAGCAGATCAAAGTTATGGGCAGTGGCTGGCTAAACAATCAAAAGCAACAAAAGCAGAAGCACTGGGAAAATCCAAAGTTGCATACTTCGACAAGCTTTCCTCTAAGTATGGCCCGAAAGATGCGATTGCGAAACTTGTTCGTGATGATGGCAGTGAAGTAACCTTGGAGCAACTGCGCAAAAGGTACGGTGCCATTAAAACGCGGTAGCAGCCAAAAGACGATTTCACAGAACATCAGGCAACTGATCAAAGAAGGATATTCTTACGTTCAAGCGGCAGCGATTGCACTGCGAAAAGCTGGTAAGCGTCGTCGTTAAACTAATTGCAGAAGCAGTGGCGTCATGCCTGGCAAGTACAAAGGCCCTAAAAAACCTCAAAAGCCCATGACCAAGAAAGGCGGCAAGAAGAAATGAAACGTGGTGATCGTGTTAGCTGGGTGTATCAAGGCAAACGCACCTATGGTGTCGTGACCAGCATTGCTGGTGAACGCGCCATGATCAAAGGTCCAACTGGTGGCAACATCACGCGTGTTGGGAGTAAGGATGATCCGGTGATCAAAATCAAGTCTGAATCAACCGGCAACCCAGTGCTCAAGCGTGAATCACAACTACGCAATGCACCGAAACGCAAATGAGCATCACGTATCGCGGCGAAACTTTTTCTGGGTATAACAAGCCCAAGCGGACGCCAAAGCATCCAAACAAGTCACACGCGGTACTTGCCAAAGAAGGCGATAAGGTCAAGCTGATTCGTTTTGGACAGCAAGGCGTATCAGGTTCACCACGTCGTGAAGGTGAATCAAAGGCTGCAAAAGCACGTCGTGCATCATTCAAAGCACGCCACGCAAAAAACATTGCCAAAGGCAAGATGTCAGCAGCATTTTGGGCAGATAAAACTAAATGGTGATAACATTCAACTGAAAACTTACCCTACGGGTTTTTCATGTCTGAAGAGCAAATTCAAGAGGTTACGCCTGTTGAAACGCAAAGCAACGGCGAAATTGATTCACTAAAAAGCAGCATTGAAGCTCTTGAACGCAAGAATCATGAGCTAATCGGCAAGCTAAAAAAAGCAAAGTCCATCCCCGAGGATGTGAATGTTCAAGAATTGTTGGACTTCAAGCGACAAGCTGAACAATCAAAGCTTGAATCCGAAGGCAAGTACACCGAAGCGCGACAAGCTCTGGAGCAACAGTTCCGTGAGGCGTCGGCGCAAAAGGACAAGCGCATCGAAGAACTTGAAGCCAAAGTTCGAGAACTAGAACTGATCAGCCCTGCAGTTTCTGCTTTGGCAGACATTGTGCATGATCCTGATCTAGTGCTCAAAACCAAGCTGTCTGCCGACAAAATTCAGCGTGAAGCTGATGGCACGGTTGTCGTTGTCGATGGCTACGAACGCAGACCTGTTGCAGATTGGGCTAAGGCGTCATTGCCCGAATGGATGCAAAAAACACCGAAGCCACAAGGTTCCGGTGCCCCATCAGGTCGCAGCACTGGTGAAATTCCAGCAGGCATGAAGAATCCATTCACGCCGGAAAACTTCAACCTGACTGAACAATCACGCTTGTTCAAAACTGATCGTGATTTATACGATCGCATGAAAGCTGCAGCCGGACGTTAATATAAACGTGAGGCAATGCTACGCGGAGCCATTCTGGGTTACGCCCACACCGTAAACAACTTTTTGAGGATTTTTAGTCATGGCGACTCTTCGCTCTGACATCATCATCCCCGAGGTATTTACGCCTTATGTCATCGAGCAAACCACCCAGCGTGATGCCTTTTTGGCTTCCGGTGTGGTGCAACCGATGGCTGAGCTGAATGCCACCGAGGGCGGTGATTTTGTCAATGTTCCCTTCTGGAAAGCAAATCTTTCTGGTGACTTTGAAGTTCTGTCTGACAGTTCTTCACTGACTCCTGGCAAGATCACTGCTGATAAGCAAGTTGGTGTGATCCTGCACCGTGGTCGTGCATTTGAAGCGCGTGACCTTGCAGCACTTGCTGCTGGTTCTGATCCTATGGCTGCCATTGGTGCCAAGATCGCTGATTACATCGCTAACCAGCGTCAAAAGGATCTGCTGTCATGCCTCGGCGGTATTTTTGGTGCTGTCGGTACTGACAACGCTTCTGCTTCTTTCCAAGCACTAACCATCGACGGTGGTGGTTCTGGTGAGACTGCATTGTCTCCCCGTCACGTTGCTGAAGCCCGTGCTGTACTGGGTGATCAAGGCGACAAGCTTTCTGCCAT